GACGTTGCCTACACGTTGCCGACCAGAAAAGCCTGAATACACAGCTAAATCCCACCCATGCGATCAGTTTAGTAAAGCCTGATTCCAGTACCACGACCAGCACGCGCGTGGAGCATTGAGAAATCTCTGTAGACGAGATAGCCAAGGGCATCGTTCATGTGGTCATAGCCCGCATCTTTATCAGGATCACCGGCCTCGGTGTAGCTCTGCAGCTCCAAACATTCGATGGTCCGTTTGCAGCTGGCGGCAATCTGCAGCCTTACTTGGCCTTTCCCGTTCTCCAGCAAAGCCTGAACAGAAGCCACCCGATCACGGATGGGAGGGTTGGCCTTTGGCGATTGATTGCTGAACCCGTAAGACTCCAAGATCTGGATGTCAGTGCGCGAGGCATTCGTGCTTCGGTTTCCGCCTGATGCGTCAGGGTAGATGTAAACCGGGCGTCCATCAGCTCGGCGTTGTATTTCTTGTGCCATGGCGTCTGTGTCATGTGCGCCACTGATCTCATCGATCACTGATCTCATCGATCAGGAGAAGTTTTTCTCCAAGACGAACACCGATGACTGCGTTTGAGTTGCCAACGTTGAAGTCGCAGCCGACGCGTAGAGGTTCGCGGCTTACGTCTGGAATGTTGGTTATGACGTGCTTTGCCCGGTTAAAACGGTCATAGACCTGGCCGGTTGTGAGATTGCAGAATTGGCCTTCTAAGTAAGCCTGCAACAGGCTTGGGTCGTAGTTGGCCTGCAGTCGTTCGATGAAGTCTGGGGGCAGCCAAGGATTGTCCGCCGTGCGCATCCTAATGAGCTTGCGATCTTCGCGCTGCTGAGCCTCTTCTGATCCAAAGGTGTTCCACATCCAGCGGAAACCTTCAGGCGTTGATGCTGCACCGAATTGACGCACGTTGCCGGAACGGAGACGGCCAAGGATTTTTGGAAACGCCTTTTCAGCAATGGCTGGCGTCACGGTGTCAATCTCGTCAGCAAGAACCCAAGCAAGGTTCAAGCCGATGATGCGTGACCAGTTCTCGAAGCTGCGGCAAAGAATCTTGGTATCACCGCCAGGCAAATGGAGAACGTATTCAGGCAGTGGAGACGCCCTGAACGTGTATGGAATGTCGTATTGCTCTAGAAACTGCTCGAAGTCGTTTTGCCAAATGTCACGGATTAGCGGGCCTGTTGGCTCCATGACGCAACCGACAAAGCCTTGATTGGCGATAGCAAGGGCCAAAGCCTTGGCACACAACGATCTTGTCTTGCCCGCTCCATACCCTGCGGACAAACCAATAATCTGCGTTGATTGGTCGTCTACAAAAGCAAGCTGACCTGGATGTAAATCAGCTTTGATGCGCTGCACTAAGCCGTCTGCTGTTTCCTGCGTTGGCGGCGTGGCGAAAGCCAATAGCGGCTCAGAGTCTGTAAGCCCTGTCAGCAGTGGCATCAGATGTCAAAGCGCAGCAGCTTGGCCTGAGTCTCCAGGGCCTTGATTGCCAGCTGGAGATTGTCGTCCTTTCCAGCCTTTTGCTCATATTTAACAAGGCGTGCGATTGCAGCAGCTAACCATTCAGGGCGCTCAATCTCTGCATCCTGTTGAATCAACTGGCGAGCACGTTGCATGTAGATGTCAGCAGTCCTTTCGCTGACATCCCACTGCTCCGCCGCATATTGCAAGATCTCAAACCGAGAATACGACTTAATTAGTAAGCCATAAACAGTTCGGACCCTGCTTTCAATTTCTGCGTTCGTACTTTTCGCCATGCCCTGAAGTTAACAGGGGTTTGAGGCAAGGGTAGCTCAGGAGCGTTCGGGTTGATGGGCTTTGCGCCAATAGTCGGTGAGGCGAACAACCTTGTCTTCAACAAGGTGCATCGAGCTGACTGTTGCCTTGAACTCCCCGACCAAGACTTGAATTGCCCCATCTGGGAGGTTGCGGATTTTGGGATTTGGCGTAGGCAGCTCTGAGGCGTCGCTCATAGTCGAGGAAGGCGCTGAGGTCATTGTGGCGCTGGATAGCGCGAAGGGAATGGTCTTGAGTCACGCCTTTCTGTCAAGCGAATCGGAGATGTTTGTAAGGCTTATATCCATGTCGTCAATAGCTTGGCGCAAATCCTCCACGCCCTTGACAGTGACAGGGTAAAGCGAGTCTTCAATGCCACTAAGTCTTTTGGCGATGGAATCGAGAGACTGCTCAATGCCCATTGCTGATGAGGCCAAGCTTTGGACAGCACGAACAAGCTCTGTTTGTGTCGCGGGGATTCCTTCGATTGAGTAAGTCATGGATTGGCTAAGGAAAAGGAAGGGGACTTACAGCAGGGCACGGAGAGTCCCCCTAACCGCGATGCCTGCCCCTGCGAGGTTTAGAACTTGCTCAACCAAGTGAAAAGGTCGTAAGGCTGCATCTGTTGAGCAACAGGTGGCAGGTTCTTGATTGCGTATTTCAGGAGCAGGTGTCCTGCTTCCTTCTTTGTGCAATAGCCGCTGAGGCGTTCTGCCAGTGCGATGTGCTCAGGGTCTGAGAGGTAAGTCTTGATTGCGTAAAGCCCTGGCAAGTCACGCCCTTCGCTGTTGTAGGCAGCTTCAAGGTCAGCAACAGTTTGGATTGGGGCTTCCGGTTGCTCTTTGCCGTACTGGTCAAACAGCGGTTGCTTGGCGTTAGCGCAAGCGTCACCGAGATAGTCGCCCTTGTTGCCAAGACGCAAACGATCGCGAACGTAAACAGTGTCACCTTCGCTTAGGTCAGCAATCCACCGCTGGCTGGGGGCGAGGTTGCAGATAACGGTTTCACCTTCAAGGTGATGACCTGAAGCGACGTAAAGGACAGCGAGATCAGTTCTGCTGCCTGCAGGCCTTGCGTAAGTGCAAGGGACAAAATCCAGGGACATGAAGAAGAAGGAGAAGAAGTAGATGGTGTGAAGTCGGGGGATAGATCAGGCCTGAAGTCCTGCCCTGCCTTTCCCTCTTGGGTGTTGTATAGCTTTCAGCCTGAGTGGGGGACATCTCAGGCATCAGGCTCCCCGACGGGAGATTAGTCGTATTCCTCCACGGTGTAGGTAAAGCCAGCGTCCTTAGCGTCTGCGACGAGTTGGTCACGTTCGTGCTCGGTGTAAGCCCATTCAGTCCATTCGAGCCTGTCGTTGAGCTTGGCCTCGACGTAGTAGCGGGTGGCAGGTTCCATGTCTTGAAGCTTTAGAAGGTTTGTAGCTTCAAGTTGCTCTTGGTGCCGCTGAAAAGACTCAAACCAAAGCAAGCGCATGTTGTGGTGATCCATGGCTCAGTCCTGAATCATGCTTGCGGTTGAAAGCGTCAGCCAGCAACCGATTTCAGCCTCTTCGCCAGCAGGAGCACTGACGATTTGGTAGTCACAGACCTCGCCCAAAGGGCCTTTGCGGACATCCTCAGGATTTGCGAAGACAAATCCAGCGAAGTCGTCTTTGTGGGTGTAAGTCATTTGGATCAGGGGGGATCTCTCCAACGCCAATATGGCATACCAGGCAGAGGGCGTCAACCCAATAGGCTGAGCTGTTCAGCAACTGGCGGTAAGACACGGTTGCCCCATTGCTCACCCATCGCTGCAGCAACACCTAAGTAAGTGCGGCTGCGTTCTTTCCAGCGATCAGGGCTTGGACCCATCTTGATGATGTTGCACTCCCTGCCCTCCACACAGTTGCTTGGCCTGAGCCTTGGCAGATTCTTCAGCCAAAAGCAGGTGGCCTTGGTTTCTCCATGACCGTGTTCCCATGGCTGGATGATTTGATCAGGCTTACGGATTGCCGTGCTGATCATGCTGATGGGATTTTCAATGCACCACCTGGGGATGGGTGCAGCCATCAGCAGGCGTACAAACGCCAAGGCTTGATCAGTTAAAGCAGGGTCACGCTTTCCTGAGTAAGTGGCCCACATACCACTGATTGCGAGATAGGTGCAAGGCGGGTGAGCAACCATCAAATCCCAACCGTCGTGCAGCAGCTCCTCCACAGCGCACTGATAGTGCCACTGCGGATCCGCTTCGCACTCCAGCAGATCACAAGACCAAGCGTCGTGACCATGACTGCGGAAGGCGTCACGCACTCTTCCGCTGTATTCACAGGCGACAAGGACTCTCATGTCATGCAATAGCCCGACTCACAACCGTCTTGTTCTTCAAGCCAGTCAGGGAATAGACCCAGCTGATCCGGTATAGCGTCAGCTAATGGGCGGCACCTACCACTCATAAAGACAGGATCTTTTCCGATCTCTCGGCGCTTTTGGTTCAAAACGTTTTCAATCTCAACAGCCTGAGCAAACAGCTCAGGGCGTTCACGCCTAAGAGTGATCCACTGATCTGTCGTCTTGTAGGGGCAAAACCAGCAAGCCGACTTAGGCGGCTGGGGAAGGCCTGCAACCCGAACAAGCTCAAGGCAATCAGCGCGACTGATGCCTAGTTCAATCAAAGGGTATGCGCTGCTGTAGCCGTCAGACTCACGCGATGGCGTAGCGCGGTGTGGCTCATCAGTGCTGATGCCCTTGCCAAGGATGCAGTTAGGGGAGTTTGCCTTTATCCATTTGGCGATCGGCTTGATCTTGAAAGTAACAGTGCAGTTTCGATTGCCTGGCGCTCCATTGGTCATTCGCACGGGAATGTCAATGGATCGAATGGGCCGGTGTAGTTCCTCAAAAAGATCTACCGGGTCACCATTTCGGCGTCTGCGTTGTATGTCTACCCAACGGATGCCCTTCTGCTGTGCATAAGGCTTAAGCACCTGCGCGACATATTTGATGGTTCTAGGGTCTTCAGCCTTGTCCCCGACGTTGGCAAAAATAAACGTCTTGTAGGGAATGCGTCCCTGCGCAGCAAGCACCAGACAAGCGGTGGACTGAACACCACCGCCACAGGAGAAAACGTGTTCAGGCATCAGCAGCTAACGCACAGATCACCGTACAGATGATTGGCTCCAGCTGGTGCCTGGGGATTCCGTTGTACTGGCGGCTTACAGCAGAAATGGCACGGTCAATAGCGTCACGGCCTTTAGAGACCACCACAGGCTTGTAACCAGGCAAGGGGCTGCGCTGGCCTTCAGGTGTCAGAACAAGCTGCCTAAGCATGTCTTGACGGCTCATTCCACGCTTTTCAGCTTCGCTGGTCAGGTAGTCACGCTCTGCGGCAGTAAGACGCAGATCAACGCGGACAGGCAATGCACGAGTGGGCTCAGTCATCAGAAATCAAAAGGATCGGGTTGAGGTGTTGGGATTGGAGCGAGGTCTCTAGGGCTTGGCCCTGCTTCGACCTGCTCCGCTTTGGGTTGCTCACGCAACAGGTTGCGATGGCTTTTGCTGATGCTGCCGGGAGGTGGCACATCCAGGTCTTCAAGCGTCCAGTAACCCTTTGCGATGCCATCGCGCAGGGTCCTGATCGTTGAGGTGATGTCTTGAAGTGGGTTCATCAGTAGGGACGGCTGTCTTTGTATTCAGCGTCTGCCATGGGATGCAGAACAAACCTGCCAGGGAAGACGCCTTCAACAGGTGGGCAGTAGGTGCAGTAGCGGCCTACATGATCAAAACGGCCCATGCAGTACGGCGCAGCAGGCCGCACACGGCCATCCATTTGATTTAGGGCAGATTCCATGTCACCAGCGCGGATGCACTTGAAATCTGGCTGGGCTCCCTCTTTTGCGTTCGTTGGCACTACGGCGTAGACGAACGACTCAGCGGCTTCGGGTTCAAACAGTTTCATCAGAGGAACATGGATGACTTAGTGGGCGCGGGTGTGTTGTCTTCGAGGTAGACGGCATAGCACTCATCACGCAACCAACGAAAACAGTCGGGCAACGGTGATGCAAACTCACCAACGCCTTGCCTTGACCTGATGTCTTCAATGGCACCGTCGATAGCACGCATGAGGTCGTCAGGTTGTAACTCGTCAGGGACAAGCTGGCCCCAAAGCTGCATTGCCTTGGGCTTGGACTGACCGTTGGCACGATGCCGACAGCCCTGATACCGCTTCCAAAAGGCCTCGAACTCAGGGGTGCCCTTGGTCTTCTTAGCGCGTGGTTTACGGGCTTTTTCTACCTTAATTTCGTTTTTAACAACTATATGTTTTTTTTCGTGGTCAGGTTCTTGGGCATGAGATCCCTGATGACAGCTGACTTGTTGCGGAATGGTTTGACCTGCGATGACAGCCAAATCAGCTGGTCCTCCGTGATTCTGACGTTGATCTGTGGCACAAACGGTTGACGTTGCATCGCAAAGGTGCCACGTTTGCGACGCATACGCAAGGCATTTGTGAGACAACTGCTAGATCCCGTTCCAGGACTGGAGTTTTTCAAGTTACAGCACAAATATCGGCTCAACGGGGAATGGCTGCCATACAACGTCAGCACGGTGCTTTCCTTCGACATGTCGCCCTCTCAACGGGCTGCAATCGAGCGCACAAAGGATGGCCCTGATGGCTGGGCTGAGAGAGGCAGAACAATTCATCGCGTGCTGTGCGACGAATTTCTGCAAGGCGAAGGATCGATCTACGACGAAAAATGGACACCATGGGTTGAGCCCTTGCTAGATGAGCCACTGTTCAAGGGCGTCGAAACCTTGGCGACTGAATATGCGGTGTGCGACAAGATCAAGCGCGTTGGCGGCAGCTTTGATTTCCTGCTGCGCACGACAGATCCCAACGATAAGCGGGTTATTTTGGGCGACTTGAAAACGGTTTCGTCTAAAAAGGGAGTCTCCAGCAGACGCCCAGCAACTGCCCAGCTCCAGGCTTACAGGAGCTTCCTTTCCGTACACCACCCATCTTTGGTAGTAACGGATTTGGTTACGGTGGTTTGCGGCCCTGACCGCACCAAAATCATCAACAGTGACCCTGAAGGTTGGCAGGAGTGGGAGGACGCATGGGGATTGTTCAACGCCACCATCCCTGACTTCTAAAGATGCAATGTCCCAACTGCAGCGCACAGCTCACTAGAGGTATGGGCCGTGTAACGCAAGTACGCCATTCAGGCGAGAACGCAATCAGTAGACAGCGCAGATGCGACAACTGCGGGCATGTATGGGCGACAGCTGAGGTCATCGTTCCTGATTCGACTGTGCATCGGGGCAACCGCTTTGGTGACTACACGATCAAGAAAGAGGTCTTGGATGAGCTTGTGGTCACTGGGAGCTGGTTCAAGCAGATGGCATGAACTGGTCTGTGATCCTGCGTAGAGGGGGCGTACCTGAGCCCCCTGGCTACGTCGAAACCGTCAGTAAAGTCACGAGTAAACCCAAAAGAAAGAAGAAGAGTAAAAAGAAGCGTTGACACGGTATGCCACCCACGCCATAGTGCTGCGCATGAGCCCTTTCTCTCGTTCGCTCATGACTTCCAAAGACATCAACTACCGCAGCCCAGGGTTTTACGACCCTGAGCACAAGAGCCCAAAAACCAACGGCATTGTCGTCGCAATCTTCTGCGTACTTCTCGGCAGTGCATTTTGGTATTCACTCAACTCGACCCTTACGGACATGACCCAGCGTGATTGCAACGCTGGTGTTCAAAGAGCCTGCGATTCCCTGAAATGAAAAACGTTCAAATCGTCCTCGATCAGAGCCGAGCTGACAAGCTCACCAAGATCTCAGAGGCCACCAAGGGCAACATGACCAACGTTTCAATTGCAGGTGAATTTATTGAGTTCGAGCAGCCTAAGCTCAGTGCATCAAAACTAGCTCAGGCTCTCCTGAACAGCGCCATTGACCGAGCCTTCAGTCAACTGCAGTAACTCATTCACTTTCACGGTTCTTGGGAAGCCTGCGCCGCAAGGCAGCAAGCGACACGTCGGCAAAGGCGTCATGATTGAATCCTCAAAGAGGTGCAAGCCATGGCGTCAAGACGTAAGGCACACTGCGATTGAGTTGCTTCCTGATGGCTGGTATGCCAGTATGGACAAGGCAATCACGCTTTCCTGCGTCTTCGTTTTTGCTAGGCCCAAAAATCATTTCAGGACTAACGGACAGCTAAAGCTATCCGCACCGAGGCATTGCTCAGGACGGATTGGCGATATTTCCAAGCTCGTCAGAGCTGTAGAGGACGCCATGACTGGCGTTGTCTACAACGACGACGCTCAGATCATCAACCTCATTGCCCACCGCAGATTTGCGAATGACAGAGAACAACCCTGCGCCATCATCACCGTCACAGCCCTTCCCTAATCTTGGCGATGTCATCACGACAGACGACGTAAGCCAAAAGGGAACGGGCAAATATACGGCGGACTACGTCAACTGGTGCCGTGTGGCTCACTTGCTTCAGGACAACGCTCCTGGCTGGCAATTTCATTTAGCCCACTACGTTGACAGCAGCCACGTTTGGAAGGCACCTAACGGCACTGGTTATGTCGTTGGCTATTTCACTGGGCCAAATGGTGAGCGCACGCCTGACTTCCCTCAGGCTGTCATGGACTTCAAAAACAATCCTGTCCCTTACGAAAAGATCACAGCGCGGGACGTTACAGACACTCATCGAAGGGCATTAGCTGCCTGCTCAGCCTTCACCTTTGGGTTGGCATGGCAGTTGTGGGCACGCGAAGAGGTTGAAGACCCGATGCGTCCTGAAGAGTCGAAGCCTGCAACTAAAACCAAGCCAGCTGCTGCACCTGCTGTTGCTGGTGTGTCAAAGGAGGATCAGCCTCTGTCAGACGAAGAGCGCAATTTACTGCTCAGGTGGATTACTGATATGCCAGCTGCAAACCGTGAGGCGTTTTGCGATGCCTTCCGGTCTGAGTTCAAGCTGGCAGCCAAGGCTAAAATTGCCCCAGCAATCACCAGCAAAAAGCACGAGGCTTGGATTCAAGCCGTAATGAATGAGTATGCCTGATGAGAAAGCTTCAATTCAAAGACGGATGCAC